TGCCCAATCGGTTATGTTCATTCTATGGCTCCATAAATAGCATCGAGGCAGTGCCAGTTTCGTTGTTGTTTGTTATTGCATACAACTGCGACTTTGGTGCCATTCTGAAATTGATATAGGCATCTTTGGGAATAGCAAAACCATTGGCAGTGGTCACGCCTTGCCCGCCGACATACATCGAATGCGATCCGACATTGCGAAGGTGGACATCACGGAACTCACCGTAGGTTTCAATGATGAGAACTCCTGTTGATGTGACGGCAATAGAGTTTGAGGAAGCCATTTTTCTCCTTAAGTAAAAACCCCAAATTTTCGAATGAGTCTATGTGGTCATCAATGGTTCGGATGATGTCTTCGCATTCATAAATCATAAGAGGTTAACGAGTGACCGAGTTCTCCCCGAAGCCAGTTGTGTGTAAACCTGAGTGGTGGCAACTGACGAGTGGCGCATCAAGTCGCGCACTGCCAAAAGGTCGCCGCCTGATTTCTCAAGCATATTGGTTGCAAAATAATGTCGGCAGGCGTGGAAGGTCTTGTTTGCAATACCAAGGCGCTTCATCTCGGCACTTGTCATCTTCGACAAGGCGTTGCTTGTAATATCCCAAAGGCGACCTTGCGTGTTATAGCTCAAGATTACTTCGGCAACCTTTGGCGCTACCGGCACCGTCAGGTCAGTTCCACCCTTGCCTGCAACTCTTAGGATGTAGCCGTCATCGCGTTGTTCTAAATCAATGCCTCGAAGGTTGGCAACTTCCATCGCTCGAAGGCCTGCACTGCAAGCAATGATGAACCAATGGCGCATCGGCATTTCCGCCTCTGTCATAACAAGTCGAGCCTCATTGCCCGTTAGGGGATGAGGCAGACCGCGACTCTTGCGCACAGGTGGCAGGTCGAGATAAGCGTTGTTCTCAATGACCTTCATTTTGTTCAAGGTCTTAAATATGGATCGGAAGCGTGCGGCGTAGGTGCCTTTTGTCGAGGTTGCTTCAGGGGATGTGACTGTTCGTTGAATATCCTCAACAGTTGCCTTTTGTGGGTGAACGCCCATTCTAAGGATTAGGTTCCAATCATTGCGGAATAGAGCTTCTGAGAAGCCTTGCATTTCGTATCGAGCCTGAAGTTTTGCCTTCATCTCATCCATCGGTGTCAGTTTCATAGGGGGCACACTATACGCCTTGTCAAGAGTCCTAGCACAATCCTTAGAGATTGTTCCAAGAACATTCCCTATCTCGTAGCGGATAGTGTTGAAACAACAGGCTTAAAGTGGGCTGCGCCTTCCGCTCCAAGTTATGTGGGCGCTTCGGGTTATTTGTCCACCAGCGTTTCCGCCAATAATGCGACAATAACAAAAATGATTTTGAACAATGAAAATTTTGATACTGATAGCATTTTAGATACCTCTACTAATCAAGGTCGTTTTACAGTTCCAAGCGGTAAAGGTGGCAAATGGTTATTAAATGCTGCCGTTTTATTTCAAGGTGCAACAGTAAATACCACAGTTTGGGTATATGCTTACAAAAATGGAAGCAATTTACGATATAATAAAGCAGCACAAGGCATCGCTAATCAGGGCGAAATTGTCGCTCAACTAAATCAGGTATTTAATTTAGTTGCAGGTGATTATATCGAAGTTTATGTTCAGCAAAATAGCGGAAACACATTGTCGTTTTATGTTCCCAATGCTGAAGCAGGTATTCAATTTAGTTATCTAGGAGGATAGTATGGAATTATGGGAAAAAATACAGTTAGCGTATCCTGAACTGGAAAAAAGTAATTCATTTTTTGATGGAACAATTTGTCTGCAAAATGATTTAGACGGGTTTGGAGATTATATTCGGGAATGGAATTACTTAAAGCCTATTCCCGATGGGCTTACACTAGGCAAGCCCACCGCTTAGAACAATCTTTATAGATTGTGCTATAAAATGTTTAATATAGCTTGAGCCTTAGCGCACTCAACTGTTTCAGTTTTAAGCAATTTTGTCACTTGATCAAACTGCTGTAAAACCGCTAAACGGGCAAGTTTATCCATTGGACATTGACGAGCTGCTTCTTGAGCTTCCAAATCTTTAAGATGAATCAAATCAGCATCCCATTCTCCATCAAGGGTTGCAAGCAAAGAAGTATAGATTGCTATATTGGCTTTGTAGCCATCAACTTCAATTTGCCTAACCTCTTTTGCGGTTAAGGGGATTTTCTCTGTCTGTGTTGTTTCTATCATTTTTTTCCTTTTTTAGTTAGATTATGAGAAAGCAAGTCCAGCGCCTCTACCGCTAGGTAAAGCTGCAGGGTTTGCATACTTAGTGCCAAAACCGCTAGACCAAGCATATATGGAGATAAATGGAGAGCTGTCGTGCGAAATTCCTAGTGCTGCGCCAGAAGTTGAAAACTCTACTTGCAAAGAAAAACCAGTAGGTAGAGTTGCTGGGTTAGAGTATTTAGTTCCAAATCCAGCAGACCAAGCATAAACTTCTAAATAGGGCGAGCTTTCGTTGCCAACTGCCAAAGCATCTCCAGCAGGATTGAAACTAACACCTTGACCAACTCCACTAGGTAAGCTCGCAGGATTAGAATACTTAGTTCCAAAACCGCTAGACCAAGGGTAAGCAACTACATAAGGGCTATTTTGGCCTGAAGTCGCTATAACATCTCCCGCAGCGTTCCAGACTACATCACTAGCATCGGTTGAAAAAGGTAGTGTTGCAGGATTGGCATATTTAGTTCCAAAGCCAGCAGACCAGGCCCAAACTGTAATAAAGGGTGAGTCACTATGTGCAGCCGCTAACGCATCACCACTAGGTGAAAAATTAGTTCTGTAAGCAACATTAGGCGGCAAAGTGGCAGGGTTTGCATACTTAGTGCCAAAACCGCTAGACCAAGGGTAGGCGGTGATGAAGGGTGAGCCTGTATGAGATACGGCTATATCGTTCCCTGATGGACTAAATGCAACACCTCTACCAACTCCAGTTGGAGTTGTGCCAGGATCAGAATATTTGCTCCCAAATCCTAAATCACTCCAAGCGTATGCGTTTATATATGGCGCGGAAACTGTGCTAACTGCTATTGCATTAACTGAAGGATTAAAATCGGTATCTACTGCATTACTTGTAAGTGCCGTTGCAGGATTAGCATATTTAGTTCCAAAGCCAGTTGCATCATCCCAAGGATAAACCACTAAAGAAGGCTGCGAGCCCGTTGAAGATGCTACTGCCAAATACTTTGCTAATGCTGCCTTGAAAGATGAAGCAATAATCCCGAGAACTGGCATTACGCAATATCTCCTACAACATACCAAGTGTCAGTTGCAACCTTGATACAAGAAGCGGCTGAATACTGCGCCCTCAACTTAGGTGCTGTGGCAGTAGCTCCTGTTGATGAGATCGTAGTAGTTCCTGAAGTGACTGCTTTAATTGTGGTCTGCCCCGCACCGATTTGAATAACATTGATAACTGTGCCAACCTCATAAGCGACATTGGCATTGGTTGGAATCTGAAAATCATTAGCACCAGCAACGGACATAGTGACCAGTTTGTAGGCATCACCGAGGACAGTTGTATATGTAGCGGTCTGAGCGTTAAGGCTTAGAGGATTACCGAGAGCCCAAACAAGTCCTGTCGTTTCAGCAGACTTCGCTACAAGTGTGTAGCCGTCTGTGCCGACCGCTAGGCGGTCAAAGGTATCTGCTCCAGTGCCGACAATTAGGTCGCCTTTGGCATCTATCTCGGTTGCCATAGTGTTTGTCACAATAGGAATTGGCCCTGTGCCATCAGCAACAGAGATTCCTGTTCCTGCTTGCACTTCAGTCACATCACCTGTGTTGCCGACATTGACCCAATTTGATCCGTTGTAAACTTCAACGGTGTTGGTGTCTTGCAAGTAGCTCATCATTCCTTCAGCAAGAACTCCTGAAAGAGCCGTTGTGCGAGCCGTTGAGTTCGCAAAGACCATCGTGACTTGCTGTTGCAAATAAGTGTTGACTTCGGCTGCCGTTAAGACATCGCCGGTTGCGAACAGTTTATATCCTGCTCCTGCCATTTCTTCTCCTTAGTATGAAAGAACGCCCACAGTTCCATCAAGCACTCCTTGGATTTGTGAATCCAATATGAATGCCTGAATTATAGGCTCCGCCGTGAGGAACCTTGTTGTCCAAGTGTTCGGTGTTATGTCGTGCTGAATACCCTGAACGAATAGCTCAAGGGTAAAGGTGGATGATGCCTGACCTGTCTTGGTGACATTTATCAGGGTGAACAAATCTGATTCAAGACCTGCCACAATGCGGTTTGAGGCGGTTTCATCCATAAGGTTTAAGCCAATGGAATCAATGCGAAGAAGGGCATTTTCGCGGGCATTTAGAAGCATTGAAGCCTGGTCTAAGGCCTCGGCATCGGTCTGCATTAGCAGGTCAGAGCGCGATCCTGAGTGAATAAAATAGGTTTCAATCGAGCTTGTGGACTGCACATTTTGGGCAGTTCCGCCAAGGCGGGTGACCGTTATATCGTTGAAAATCTGAGTGTCATCGTAGGCAAAATCAATGCTCTGATAAGAGATATTGGTGCCATCATCGTTAAACAATAAAGGCGTTTCGTCAGCCTTTTGTGAAACTGTGGTTCTTGAAAGGAAGACCGCATCGCCTTCAACATTGATGAAGAAGCCACCGAGTTCGGTCTGTTCTACTGTCTGCAAGGCACCAAGTAGGCTTCGAGAACTGGCAGGGTCAGCTTGCACAAGGGTATCGCCGACATCAATGATTTGCTGGCTTCCTGGATAACTTGCTAAATCTAGCAAGTCCTCAATGCGCGCCCCCGTAGTTTGACCGGCAGATGAACCTGCAACGGTCGTGATGTTGACATTTTGGAAAAGTCTAAAAGCATCTACACACTGCAAAGTCACACTTGAGATTTCATCAAGGCCGACCCGAAAGGTGTTGTCATAGCTGACAATGTAGCCTGAATAAAGATAGTAGCGGTCAACGCCTGAGCCATCGTCATAATCTGCCCAAATGCGAATCTTACGAAGAGGCAAGAGTTTGCCATAATAAGGCGAAGAAGTATTCTGTGGGTTCCAGTCGCCATTCTCATCTTCTAAAACGACAGTGGCGATGCCTGCCTCAAAGTTATTCAAGATTCGATTACGGCCTCGGCGGGTGGAAACGCGAAGGGCGATGTCACTTACATCAACGACATCTGCCGGTGCATCTGCCAAGATGCCCGTGCCAAGAGGTGTGGAAGGATCATCTAAAATTAAAGGGTTTCCGAAGGCAGGGCCATTTGCGAAGTCAATGCTGACTCCAAGTGTGGGCGTGCCTGGCATTACAGACCGCCGACAAAGAGAATTGGCTTACCGCTTTGTTGTTCTAACAAGATTCGCTGACGGATAGCATCTGCCAAATCTTGCTCTGTCTGCACATTTCCTTGAACCGTCATATTGATAGTCAAGTCTTTGCTCTCGCCCATACGGAAGGAAGCAACATCAAAACCCGAAGTTGTGGGAGTATCGAAAGTTCCCATTGCTGTAAGCCTTGCGCGCTCATCGCTAAGAGCGCCAAGACCCAATGTTGTGATTGAGTCGGAAAGAGTGTCAATTTGTTCTTTAAGTAAGAAGCTAATTGCGGTGCCAGTTTCGGTGCTTTCGCGCAAGGCAGTTAGAGTGTCAATTTGTTCTCTAACAGCGCCCGTTGAAACAGGAGCAGAAGTAGGGTTGAAAGGATTTGGAATGACCGCGTTAGGCACTGCCGATGGCGTTCCCGATGGCGTGCCTGAAGGTGTGCCTGAAGGCGTGCCTGATGGAATGCCCTGTGGCTTGCCTGTATTCAAAGCCGCGAGATAGGCGTTTAGAGCTGCAAGAGCGCGCTTCCAAGCATCGGCGGCTTCATCTCCTGGCAAAGACCAATTCTTAGAAAGAGCTGCTTGCAAGGCAGTTCCATCTTGAACTGTCTTTCCATAAGCAAGAACTTCAGCGCGGGTCATTCCCCACTTGCCCATCAACTTCTCAATTTCTGAGTCGTCAATCTTTTCATCTTTAAGGGCGCGGGTGAAATCTACATACTTCTCGGCTTCTTCTTTTGTCAGACCCCACTTCATTAGCAGGTTGACAATTGGGCCGTCATTTAGGTCTGTTGAGTTGGCAGCATAGATTCGGGCGATATAT